CAGTTATTACATTGATGTAGGTGGACCACTTATTGAAGGTTCTGCCCTTAATGGAAATTATCGTGATGTAGAAGCAGCTTGTATTATATCTAATGCGCTTGGCGAAGCAGGTTACAGATATGGTGAAGATTTTGTATTTGAAACTTGCGGTTTAGACAAAGTTGTGATATTATTTTTTACAGATGAAGCGGCAACTTATGCCGCAATGAAATTACCAACCCTACCAAAAGAAGATTTAGAAATATGAAAGAAGATTTTGAAAAACGTATTTGGGGACATTTTACAGTCCTTTATGATGCTGGCAATGTAAAAGTTAAAGAACTTCACGTTGAACCAAGTCGCTGTTTAAGCTATCAACGGCACGAGCATAGAAGTGAACATTGGGTTATTCAACAAGGTGTTGCACGTATGATTTATAATAATAATGATTATGTAGAAAATGATAAAAGTTGTATCCTTCAAAAAGGTGATACATTTACAATTCCTGTTGGACATTGGCATCAAGTTATTAACATTGGAAAAGAACCACTTGTTATTGTAGAAACACAATATGGTAAAATGTGTGAAGAAGATGATATTGAAAGAAAATTCCAATGAAATGGTTTGATAAGTGGTTTGCTAAAAAAGTTAAACAGGCTTGGGATAACGCTAATCAACTTTCTGTAGTAAGTGATGTTTATGTGAAAGACCAAGCACGAATTCGTCCTACACATCCAAGTAAAGGATTTGTTGATTTTAAGTTATGGTTTGCAGATAATGGTGGTTATATTATTGAGTTCAGCAGATATGATGAACGCAAAGACAAATATAATAATGAACTGTTTATTATACAAGATGGTATAGAAAATCTTGGAAACGAGATTACACAAATCCTAACGCAACATGTGATAAGTAATAGGTGAGCAGCACTCAAATAGAATATGACTTTGAGTATGATACTGGTCGTGCTATCCCAAGAGATAGCAACGGTTGGCAAGAATTTGCTAATGCTCGTAAAAATAATATGATAAGATGGATTGATAACGCACTGGTTCAAAATGATGATAGTGCTTTTTTTAATATATCTTATGCTAAACAAAAAACACTTCAAGAGCAACATCCAAGTTTATCAGAGGCTTGGAAAACTTATCTAACATTATTGCAGGTGACCAATGAATAGCCAAACTACCATGGACATGGATGACGAAGAAGTAGAATATCTTGTATTAAAATATATTGTTGAACAAATTAAAACTGGTAAAAAATACGTTAAAAGTAGTGAAATTTATGAATATCTTGGGTCCGATTTACCAGAGGACTTTGTGGATGAGAAAGTAGTCCTATCCCCAAAAGCTGAAACATTTATAAAAAATTATGAGGCAAAACACCGTCCTTATATAAATTAGTGCTTGACAGATATTAAATATGGGTATATAAAGGGATATATGGAGAAAACCATGCGTAAAATTATTGCTGCCGCACTTGTTGCCCTAACATTAGTTCCAACAGTTGCCCATGCTGATTGGCGTGGTCATCATCATGGTGGTCCACAATATCGTCACAATGGCGGTGGTGACGCAGGTGCCGCTATAATTGGTGGGCTTGTAGGCGGTATTATTATTGGTGGTATGCTTAATAGTATGAGCCAACCACAATATTATCAACAACCTTATTATGACCCATATTATTACCAACCAGTATGTAATCGTTACTTTGCTGGTCGTGATCCATGGGGTCGTCCAGTATTTCAAACAGTGTGTCAATGAAAATATTCAATAAAATTATAGAAGCATTAACTAATACTAACACAACCGCTGACGCCTCTACTGTGCAAACAGAAAGCGCACCATCTGCCGTTACTGAAACTAAAGAACCTAAAACCAAAAAACCACGTAAGAAAAAAGAAAAACCTGTTAAAACAGAACCTAAAGTTACTGTGCTTGGATTTGATTTTGATCCAAAAAATCCAAGCATGGGTAGCATGGAACTTGATTGGAACGCAGAGTTTATAGAAATGTTGCGACAAAATGGCTATCGTGGGATTAATCCCGAAGACCTTGTAGATGCATGGCTTAACGATGTGGCACGTAATATCATACGCACAAATGAACAAAATCCCCCTAATTTAGACAACACACGTTATGTTACCAGAACCAGCCTTGGCGATGGTCGTACTGAAATAAAATAACCCTTGACAAAATAAAACCCATATATTATATTAACATTATGAAATATCTTCTTGTAGATTCCGCAAACCTGTTTGCACGTGCCCGTCATTCCACTTCACGTGGTGCGGATACATGGCAAAAGATTGGTCTTGCCTTTCACATTATGTTTAACTCGATTCAAAAGGTAAATCGTCTGCATAGACCAGACCATGTTATCTTTGCACTGGAAAGTCGTAGTTGGCGTAAAGATACACAAGCTGCATATAAAGCTAATCGTGCAGTTGTTAAAAACAAAATGACACCACGTGAAGCTGAAGAAGATGCAGAGTTTTGGAAGGCATATGAAGAATTTACAAATTGGGTAAATGCTAAAACTAATTGCAGTGTTATTAAAGTTGCACGTGCAGAAGCAGATGATATTATTGCACGTTGGGTAGCATTGCACCCTAATGATGAACATATTATTTTGAGTAATGACAGTGACTTTTATCAGTTGCTTGCAGAAAACTGCACTATTTACAATGGTTTAACCAATCAACATATTACATTACAAGGTTTCTTTGAAGACAGTGGTAAAGTTGTTCTTGATAGTAAAACCAAAGAACCTAAAACTGTTGGTGATCCAAAATTTGTGTTGTTTGAAAAATGTATGCGTGGTGATCCTACTGACAACATTATGAGTGCATATCCTGGTGTTCGCACCAAAGGTAGTACTAAAAAAGTTGGATTAGTAGAAGCGTTTGCTGATCATGAAAAACGTGGTTGGGCATGGAATAATATGATGTTACAACGTTGGACTGACCACGAAGGTGTAGAACATCGTGTGCTTGATGCTTATGAACGCAATCGTGTTCTTATTGATTTGACAGCGCAACCTGTTGAAATTCGTGATGCTATTGATGAAGCATTGCGTGGTGTAGAGCCAAAAAGCAATACACAAATTGGAACCCATCTTATTAAATTCTGTAGTAAGTGGGAACTTGTTAAGTTGAGTGAAAATGTGCAACCTATTGCCGATATTTTGGCAAAACCTCTAATGGAGAAATCCTATGTCTAAAGTAATAAATTTTATTGATACAATCCTTCCTTGGTTGGTAATATTGACATTTCTTTGTGACGCTATCATTTATTATAATATTGATACTACACGTTTTACTATTGATGTTGCAGCTATTGGTGGGTGGATAAGTTTGATTGATATTCGTGAAAAGTATAATTCACTTAAAAATAAGATCGAAGGAAAATCAGTTAATGAGTCTTAAGGCAAAGAACATTGTAGAAAATCGTTTCTGGATTATTGAAAACGATAAAGGTGAACGTATCGGGAACATCGCACAAACTACGAGCGGTGTTCGTTGCACTATGGAAGATACAGTAGAAATCTTTCCATCAATGCAAGAAGTGCTTGCACAAAAAGATATTAAAGTTGTTCGCCGTAGTCGTGAAACAAAACCTACGGTTGAAAACATGGTTTATGATTACCCCACAAATCATACACCACATAATATCTTGTGGAATGTTAAACTTCGTGTTCCAATCTATACAAAGAATGACAAGAGTAGCAGTTACTACTGTGCTGGTTATTATATTGTAAAATATAATAAAAACTTTACACCAGAATTTACACCAAAGTTAATTACATTACAACGATATGAATATGAGGGACCATTTAAGACTAAGTTGGAACAACAAGAACGATTAAGGATTATGAATAGTGAGACCGCCTAATACACATTATATCCGTGAGTTTAATAATCGTGCTACCAAAACTGCTGGTAAACAGATTATTGATAACGATGAAATCAACAAAGTTCAAAGTGAACTTGTAGATTTACTTGGATATGTGTTGCAATTGGAGAATCGTATTGCTGACTTAGAATTAAAACTTGAAAATGCTGATGTTATAAACGTTGAAATGGTGGGGAAAGATTTTTAACGTCGAATCGATTCGATAAATAAACTATAGATATTATCAATTATGAGTAGACCAAAACCACAAGTTCTATTAGAAATTACGAATAAGACAAATTACAAGTCGGATCAAGTTCTGGCAAGTGAAGGTATATGGGCTATCTTTCTTGACAACAAACCTGTAAATCTTAAGACTACAAGTATGTTAGCACAATACAGCGGACCAAAGTATAAAAAGTCAAGTTTTAGTAATCCAGGTCACGCAATTAATCTTTGCAAAAAACTCAATGCACAATTTAAGACCAACCGTTTCAGTGTTGTTCTTATGAACAGTGGGACACTTGTGTATCCAACAAAATGAGTGAAAAGTCTAAAATAGACTGGACTCACGAACTATACCATTTTTCACATGGTGAAGATGCACTTATTCCACATATCAATCAAAAGAACATTATAATATTATATTGGTATAATACAAACAAATTATTTGGTTTTAGATTGAATAATACTGGATTTGACCAAATGCGGAATATGGGAATTAAGTTTTATCAACATAAAATTGATAAGTTTAAGTATCCTATACAAGGTAAAGAGTTAGTACTTATGGACAGATACCATAGGTTTCCGTGGTTTTACAAAATGAGCAGTGGGGATTTGT